ATTTATCAGCTGGAAGAAATGAAGTATGTAAAGATAGTATCGGTGGCTTGGCTGGCGTTTACTTCTTTCAACAATATACGACAGGTTCTTTCACAGAAACAACTGGCTCAGCAACAGCTGACCCACTTTTAACTGGAGTACCTTCAGGCTCAATCCTGTATTTCTATCAGTTAAAAGGAACAAGTGCATATACTGAAACAGTAAATTCATCTCGTGAAAATGGTACTACTTTCTTTACGCAAGAGGTAACTCTTAACTTGAAGAAGTTAACAAATGAAATGACGACTCAATTGAAGCTTATGGCTTATGGACGTCCTCAAATCATCGTAGCAACAATGAACGGAGATGCATTTTTAGTAGGTAAAAACGAAGGAGCAGATTTAACAGCAGGTACAATTCAAACAGGAGCAGCAATGGGAGACCTTTATGGTTATTCCGTTACTATGACTGGTATGGAGAAGTTACCGGCTCAATTCTTATCTGGCTCAACTATTGCAAATCCGTTAGCAGGTTTAACCGCTAACTACACAGTAGTTTACGGAACTAATAGCTAATCAGTATAGCATTTTAAAAATATTAGACCCTACTCTTAATTGAGTGGGGTTTTTTTATTTACCTACTATTTTTACTTTGTATGGTGTTAAATATAGAAGAACATAAACTATTACGAGATAATGCTTACACATTTCATATCAGGCAGTAACGGATATACATTTAGAATCAATCAAACTACATCTAGTGCATTTACAATGTCACTACAAGATATGTTAACTCAAACTAATTATACTGCTTCACTTACATCACAATCATATAACCAATGTGAAAGCATGCTTGCACTTACTGCAAGTATAAATGGCGCATATGTTGGACAAGAGTTTAGAGCAACATTGTTAACAGGTACAACTGAATTATGGAATGGAAGTATTCAAGTGTTTGGTTCACAATCAGTATCTAAACCGGAATACATAAATCAAATACCAATTAATAGTGGCTCAATCTCATCAGATAGTAGCAACGAATATATTATAATGAACTAATATGAACAAAGCAGTAAACTTATCAATCTTTGGACAAGCGGGAAATAACTCTTTACCAATAGTTACCGAAGATACTAGAACAAGATATGCATGGATTCCATTTGGAATAAATGGACATGATGATTTCTTTAATGCAGTATCTATTGCATACAATCAGTCAACAACTACGGCTGCATGTATAGAAGGTATTGCAGATTTAATATTTGGTAAAGGTATCTACTCTAAAAGACCAGAGTTCGATACAACACTACAAAAGATACTACCGCAAGAGGATGTTAAGAGGGTATCATTTGATTTAAAACTATTTGGTAATGCCGCATTCCAAGTCTATTGGAACGATGAGCATACGAAGATAATTAAGTTTTATCACATACCCGTACAAACGCTTCGTGCTGAAAAGTTATATGATAATCCAAAGATTGAGAACTACTACTATTGTGTAGATTGGAATGACCAAAGAAAGATTAGAGATAAGAAAAAGATTCCTGCATTTGAAACATCGAATGAGAAGATGGAAATACTTTGGGTTAAGAATTATACTCCTAACTTATATTACTATTCTTTACCGGATTGGATATCATCACTTCAGTATTCTATTGTAGAAGCTGAATTAAGTAACTTACATACAAACAATATCTTAAATGGTTTCTTACCAATGGTAATGTTAAATATGAATAGTGGTGTTCCAGCTCCTGAAGAAAGACAAACAATAGAAGATTTATTATACGCTAAGTTTACAGGTACAAATAACGCAGGTAAGTTTATGTTATCATTCAATGATGACCCTGCTACTAAACCAACTATCGATGTAATACAAATAGATAACCTACATGAGAAGTTTAGTTATGTAGCAGAATACGCACAAGATAGAATATTAGTATCACATAGAGTAACATCGCCGCTATTGTTTGGTATCCGTACACAAAACAATGGATTCTCTTCTCAATCAGAAGAAATGATGACAGCATTCTCTATCTTACAAACAATGACAATAGCACCATTCCAAAATGTAATTCTAAATACTTTAGATTACGCATTGGCGTGTGGTGGATGGGATAATGCCGAATTATACTTTGAACAATTAACTCCATTAGCAATTCTTTCACAGCAAGCAGAAGAAACAGGTCAGAGTATAGCAGAAGTTGCAGATGAAACTAATGACCAAATGGAAAACCCTGCAACTATTGAAGATGCAGGTGATGCAGACCCGCAAAATATAGCATCTGATGAGCCAATTGAAAGATTTAAATTTGGTTTAAGTGGAGCATTTTTTAACAAAGAATATACAACTGAAAAAATATAAGATATGGCTACCGCACTATTTATTACAAGAAACGATATAATTAAGAATACACCATTACAGGGTGCAATTGATGCAGATGCATTACTTCCATTTATGTACACCGCACAGGTAAAGTATTTAAAGAATCTTTTGGGAACTGTATTATATGATTATTTAAGCGAAGAAATAGAAACACAAACAGCATTTACAGTAGTATATGCTGAATTGATGACAGAACAAATTAAGCCAACACTTATTTGGTACGCTTGTGTGGAGTATATTCCATTCAGTTCTATTCAGTTCAAATCTAATGGCGCTGTGAAGCAACAGAGTGAGCAAGGCGTCGCTCCAACTAAATCGGAGATAGATTACCTATTAGCGAAAGCACAAGCGAATGCTGACTACTATGCGTTGAGATTACAAAACTTTTTAATTTCATACTCAAACGATATTCCACAATATTTGCAATCAGTAGGAAATCAAACACAAATATATCCAGACCAAACGAATCAATATTTTGGTGGTATTCAATTATAAATTATGAGTAATTACTTACAATATAATCAGGGAGTAAACTATACATTATATTATAATGCATTAGAATACTTTGAAACAATAATGACTAATCATCCTTCTATTGCCAAAGTAACAACTGGCGAATTAATAGAAGTAGATGCTAGAGAGTTTCCTATGTACCCATTAGGTAATGTAAATATATTAAGTAGTACTGTATCTAACTCTACTACTAAACATGAGATACAATTAATAATTGCTGACAAGATTAAGAATAAAGATAACGAATCTAATGCTATTAATAATGAACAAACGATTTCATTTTATGGTGTAGATGATATGGTTGATATTCTTGCTAACTCTTTAGCAGTAATTAATGACCTCACTTCTTTTACACAATATTCAGTAGCGGCATTTGATATAGAGGGCGATATAGTTTGTGAACCATTTATGGATAGGTTCAATAATGGATTAGCAGGACATGCAGCTACATTTACTTTAGTAACACATAATGATAGACCTCGTTGTTTATTTAATTTGTTACCATCTGGCTCATACCCTAATCCTACCTGTTAATGGCTATATCTAAAGTACAACTACCTTTAAAGAATGTTGCAAAACAAATAAGGAATGTAGCATCTGCTTTAGCACCACGCAAAACAGGCAATCTTCGTAATGTATTACGTTCTTACAACACACCCGATAGAATGGTTAAGTTTGGAAAGAATGGTTCAGCAGATATTACTTTTTACTATGCACCTCCTGGCGCTACTTATGGCAAGTATTGGAATAAACCATCCGGAACTGGTAAAGGTACAACTGCTACAATTAAAAAGAGATATCCTCAAAACTTTGACTATGCTAGTAAAGCAATGAAAGACACCACGGTTAAGAAGATGATTAAAGATTATGCATCAGCGTTAGGTAAACAAATAGCATTAGATTTAAGAGAAGCAGTAAGAAAACCATAACCATCACTTACAAATTCATTTTTGATGGTTAAATAAATAAAGAATTAAAACAAATGGCTTTATCTATTGCACAAACTCCGGCATCTGCATCATTAGCACAATCGCCTATTATATTTTCAATATCTGAAAGTGTTACTAGTGAAATATCTAATACGGCATTTCAATATGTTGCTGATTTATATTATTGGACAGGCAGTTTAACCAACTCATCATCTGTATCTGAATATACAATGGTAAAATATCCCAATGTATCATTATATGGTATATTTGACTTAAATAGAATTATCAATTCAACACTTACTGATTTAGCGCAAGTTAATACATCAAATGTAGTTTACTTTGCATGTGATTTCTTTACACAATATACTTCAGGCTCTATATTTGTGACTGGTTCACACCTTAAATCTGATACATATAAAGCATTAGATGGGTATGGTATATTCCAAGAACAAATCGGACAACCTATATTTTCATCATCAGTATTTTGGCCACTAATGACTGATGGGCCAGTAACACAATCTGCATTTACTGTAAACAAAGGTGTTACAGGTGTATATGTTGGAAGCGCTGGTACTACACAACCAAATAGATTAAAATATACTTCAGCTACACAAACTGCGTTTATAACGCTTAGTGGTAGTGAATCATCATCACAGCAGGTACAAACCTATCCAATAGGACCGGCAGAGAGTGGGTTTCCTTTATCAGGAAGCTTTACTTCATACAAAATACAGGCACAGGATACTGCAACGGATTTAGGACAAGCGATTACTTACAATATAGTATGTGAGCAAAAGTATCCAAATGTTAGAATCAAATGGAAAAATAGATATGGACAATTTGATTGGTTTAACTTTAATATGGTAAGTAGACAATCATTCAATACTGAAAGAAGAACTTATCAACCACAATTAGGAACATGGGGCTCTTCTACATTATCGTACCAACCTTATAATAGTTCGACATTAAATTATATATCAGATTCAAAGCAAGCTCTATCAGTTCAAACCGATTGGGTATCGCAAGATTATAATGAAATATTTAAACAACTATTAGTAACAGATGAAGCATATTGGATATATGATGAAGCTAATGGCGATATACGACCTATTACAATAAGCACTGATTCTATCACCTTTAAAACAGGTGTAAATGATAAGGTGATACAATACGGATTTGATTTCAACTTTGGTCAGCAGTATAAACTTATCATATAATGGGCGTTACGAGTACACAAGGTTTTAGTTTTAAATTAATAGCCAATGGTAATACACAATTGGACTTATTTGATGATGAAGAAATATTAGTATCAGATAACATCACCGGTCTATTTGATATTGGTGTGCTTCCTGCTGATTTTACTCGTCAGATTACTGTGCCAGGTACTAAAGTAAACAACGCTTTCTTTGAGCATGTGTATGATATATCAATTGTAAACCCTTACCTATTCGCAACTAATACTAAAGTTCCTTGCTATTTAGATTTCGATGGAATCTTTTTAGCTGATGGATACTTACAATTAAATCAGGTAAATGTAATAGGTAATAAGTTTATTGATTCATATGAGATAACTATCTTTGGTGGACTATCTTCATTCGCAAGAGATATCAATAGAAATTTCTTAACTGACTTATCTTCACTTTCACAATACAATCATACTGCATCTTACGATAACATTTCATCAAGTTGGAATGGTGGTTTATTTGGTGGAGATATTGTTTATCCCCTTGCAGATTATGGTAGTGGATATCAATATACGCAGGGTCAATTACAAACATTTGGAATAAACACAATTAATGGTGCTTTGTCCGTACAAAACTTTAAACCAGCAATCAGAGCTAAAGTAGTATTAGATGCAATATTTGAAGAAGCTGGATATACATATACTTCAACATTTTTAGATTCAGGTGTATTGGATGATGTATATATGATTTGTAACCATTCACTTAAATATCCTGAATTTAGTGGTGTTGATTTGGAAACATATGGTAAAATAAAAGTAGGAGCAATTAGTGGTAGTACTGATATTGTATTAGCAGCAAATACTTTTGTTACTTTACCTTACTCTAATACTCTATCAGACGAACAAGGATTTTACAATAATAGTGCATATAGGGTAGAAAAACAAACTAACTTACAAGGTGTTTTAAACCTTAATATAAATGTAAGTTGTTCAGTAAATAATATGCCGGGTACATTTAGTGCAAATG